CATCAACAGTTACAATTTCAAAATCAGATACATTACCTGATTCTTGAACATTGCCCGATCCACGGCTGCTTACACCCAACTTAACACCACTTTCAAGTAATGTTTTGATAATGTTTCCCATTGGCGTAGGAATTAGCTTTAGCTTACCGTACCCATTGGCGCCATCCATCCACATTTCTGTAACCATATGACTTACTCGATCAAGGTTTACTTGTAGATCATCTGGATGGTCTGCCTCACCTAGTACTGAGAGACCACTATCTAATCGTTTACGAATGCTCTCTACAGCACTGGCAATTTCATTCACAGGATAGATACGCTGATTGTGATTGCGTACACCTCCCTGAATAAAAATGCCTTTCATGTAGAGATCCTTACTGCCACTGGCAGACTCTTTGGTTTCAATAACCATGCCTGCCTGGTCAAATGTTAGATTTTCTCTTAGTGGCTGTAGGTTCATTTTGAATTAGCCTTTTACTCCCTTTACCGATACTTTCTTAAGATCAGGCTTGGTAGTACCACCTAGATCTTTTACAGGAGGCGCTTTACCAGGGCTTGTGCCGCTTGGTGTACCTTCAGGAGAACCGGCAGCAAACTTCGGAGCTGGGCGAGCCATGTTTGGGTTCTTACCAGCTACTGGGCTGTTTTTCTCATCAGCTTTATCGCTATTGTCTGGGGCAGCTACTTTTTTTAATTCTAAAGATTCTTCAATGCCTTCTTTTGGTTCTTCGGCAGCGGGTGCTTCGGCAGCGGGTGCTTCGGCAGCGGGTGCTTCGGCAGCAGGCTCGTCCGCATGTGCGCCAGAGGCCATTTCTTCAAATTCTTTCTTTAACTCTGCTAAAGCAGCTTCAACATCCATCAGTGCGTCGGCCACATCAGCAGCATCGGCGCTTACTGGGGCTGCTTCGCCGCCGTCAGTACCTAATTCGTCGGCAAGATCATCAGTGGCTGCTTTCTCACTATCAGCCGGAGGAGCAACTTCATCGTCTTCTTCTGTAAGATCGGAGTCAACCTCATCAATTGCGTCTGCAACTGCGGCTGCATCTTGATCGTACATTTCCTCGTCAGACATGATATCTTCATACACTTTACGGCCAATACTTACATAATAATTGTGTAGCAGTGCGCTAGCTTTATCTTCTTCTTTGTTAAGAAGATGATCTAGTGCTTGCTCAAGAACGGTTTTACTCATTTATAATCTCCTTGCGCTAAGAGGTATAGACACACCCGTAGGGATGTATTTTGCCAATAACTACTTACTAATGGCACACTAAAATACCAAGGAAATGGTGGAAAAAACGGAGTTTTTAATTAAGTTGTAACTGGTCTAGCGTACATTTTATGGATAAATTCCATTTTGGCTTTACTCTCATATTCACGCAAATCGCGCACTTTTCTTAACTTGTTTATGTGTTCAAGGGTAAGTCTTTTTCTACGCAAATCACCATAGAACGCTACTTCAGGATCAACTTCCTTTTCAATTTCATCATTAGCTTTTTGCAAATCGTTGAATCTCATAAGACTACTTATCTAAATTTATTGTTTAAACCGGAGTAGCTGGTTTCGGTGCTTCTGCTGCTGGTTTGGGCTCTGCTGCTGGTGCTGCTGGTTTGGGCTCTGCTGCTGGTGGTGGTGCCGGTGGTTCGGGTGCTACACTTAACCCACTAGTTAGATCTAAATCAGATTCTGAAGGTCCTTTAAGTCCTGTGACGCCGAAATCTGCAGATTCTCCTTGGTTGTTTTTATTGCTGCCTGTATTTTCTTCTTCCCAGAGTTTTTCGTTTTCTAAGATTTCATCTTCTGTCAGACCCAGGAACTTTTCTAATTTAAAGCGATGTGAAAGATATGGAATTTCAGCCAACTGAGTAAACACCGCAGCTCTTGCATTATTGATTTCAATCTCTCTGTATTCGCTAAAATTCTGTGGCTCAAACATGTCGATGTCAAAGCTTGCACTGTCAATGTTGGCTCCGCGATGTTTCAAAAATACTTTGAATTCTTTGTCAAAGAAAGGTGCAATTAATCCTTGTAAACGACGACAATACCTATTAAATCTAAATTCTTGGATCAGTGCTGTGCCCATACGACCATCTGTAAAGGCCAATGCAGAATCATCAGGTCCTGTTGGCAAGTAGCTGCTGGGGATTCGTAGACCTCTCAACAACTTGTTGCTAAAGAACTTAAGGTCATCAATTTCACCTAGTCCAGTACCACCAGGTAATACTTCAACTTTGCTTCCGCGACCATCGGCTGTTTGGGCAAAGAAGAAGTCTTCCATGATACTCAAGGGATTGTAGCTGGCATCAAGGCTAGTTCCACCACCAGTGCGAGTTGGAATTCTTTTTTGGTGAATTTCATTTTTAACTCGCTCAACAAAAGCCATGGCCTGGTGACTGGGCAAATTACCGGTGTCGATGTAGAATACGCGACGCTCAGGTGCCCGTTGAACTCGATAGATAATAATGGCATCTTCAAGCATTTCCTTTTGCTTGAAAATCTTAAACACACTGTCTAATATACTGGCTCCAAATGGCCAGTTGTTGTCCAGTCCTTCGTTGAGTGTGATGTGCATGACATGTTCTCCACTCACTACAGTTTCAATGCCAGGATTTCCTATACGATTTACATTGCTATTGAAAGAATATGAACTCGGCGTATTCATTGTTGTAGCGCCTGTTAGAGTGTTTACATTATCAATTGGTTTTGTTGCTACCTTGGATCCGAGATTAGGATGAACATTGGTAACAACATACTGTTCAACATTGCGACCTTCGACTTCATTAATTACTGCTCGTTTGACATCCGATGTATTAACCCAATACAATTCAAATGTTTCCGGATCTCTAAGATAAAAATGATCACCATACTTTAATGTGCTACGAAATGTGCGAAAGATACGCTGATCTATTTTGTTGATTGCACACCACTTTTTGAGATATTCATTGACAATTTTATTTTCGCTGTCGGTTGGACTGTCTTTCCATAATACTCTAAAAGGTAAGTTAGTATCTGGGTCTGCTTGAGTACAAAATTCTGAAATAGTGTCAAGAGCAGCATTGATTTCAGAATCCAAATCCATCTGATCATACTGAACATAGCGTTCAACGCGGTTGGCCTGCCCGCTATACACATCTTGCAGCCACGACGCATACTTGGCACCAGCATAACCTGGTCCGGTCCTACGCCCGCTACCGGTCGTTTCTGGCTGTGGCTCCCAAATTTTAAAATGTTTTCTCCAACTCATGTTATTACTTACCTTTATTTTTAACTTGATTTCACCGTAGCGTTAGAGTCCTCTTACTACCGAGACAGGGTTTCCGGGTCTGGTATTGCCACGAATTGCAGCAATGTCATTTTGAATGCTTGACAAATGTTCCATCATTATAGCAATCATTTCTTGGGTCATTATTGGCGCAGCACCTGCGGCGTTTTGACCGCCTAATGCAAATGAATTTGATATATTGCCCAATATTGAACTTGAGGGTAATTCTTTAATTTGACTGATATTACCTAAGCTTGTGCCAATGGTTTTTAGATATTCAGCAGTCAAGCGCATTTCTTCACTGGATCCTACAACGGCAAATTCCTGCATTGAAGTTTTTAACGTGCTAAAGGCATCTTTATTAAACTCAGACACACCTCTGTTTATAGTAAGTATGCCCGTACCAAAATTCTTAATGCCTTCACCTATCATGGCAATTTTATCTGCCATTGGCACAAATTCTTTAACCTTGTCCAATGGGCTTTTTACACCAAACAAACTGGCAATGCCGCTAATAACACCAGATGCTGTTCCTGCCAGCATGCCAAATGCAAATATACCCATGCTCAAGCCAATGGCAGCAAGTCCTGCACCTACTAACATCAAATTAACACCATCTATCTCTGACATAACTTTTAGTGACTTGGCAAAAACGCCAACGCCCCAACCAACAACAGCGGCTGCTACTCCAATTGCCATGAGTGTCGCTATGCCAGCCAACATCCCGCCCATGGCGCCGCCCTGCATTAATGTACCAAGGCCCCATATTGCGACTGCGAGTATGCCAATGGCTCCGGCAGCTTTGAATAGTGATGACCACTCAATTTCATTAAAGGCCTTGAATCCTGGAGCGGCAATGTACAGTGACAAACCTAATATGGTAATGACTGCGGCAGCTTTGAAAATAGCTCCCCAATCTAAAGATTTAAATTTATCGGCTGCAAAGGCTATCCCAGTGGCTATACCAGATAATGCACCAATGGCCACGACAGCCTTTCCTACTGATTCCGCCGAAACGTCATCAAATTTTTTAAGTACATATGACAACATCAATAATGTTCCACTAAGTATGGTAATGACTGCGACAGTTTTGAAAAGATCTCCCCATTTTAAACGTTTAAATTTATCGGCTGCAAAGGATAGCCCATAGGCTATACCAGTTAATGCACCAATGGCCAATCCACCTTTTACTAGTGATGTCCACTCAACGTTATTAAATGCTTTAAATCCATATGCCGACAGCAATAATGC